AAGATGAAGCCTATTAGAGTAGAAGGCAAAGATTACTATGTATTATTGCTTCATCCAGAAGCTGCATACGATCTTGCACAAAACTCCACATGGAGAAATGCACAGCAATATGCCAATATTCGCGGTGAAAGTAATCCAATCTTTTCTGGTGCTTTAGGTGTATATGATGGTGTTGTTGTCCATGAACATGAAGGCATTACTACCGCAGCAGATGGTGGTGGAGCTTCTGTTAAGTATGCTCGTAACCTATTCTTAGGTGCTGGAGCTGCTTGCCATGCCAAAGTTGATAACATGAGCTGGGTTGAAAAAACCTTTGATTATGGAAATAAACTAGGTATTGCAGCAGGTCAGATCTACGGAGTAGGAATGAGTACGTTTGACAGTAAGGATTATGCTGTTATTCAGTATATCACAACAAGGACTGATCTGTAATCAGTAACTAACTAAGGGGCGGGCATTTTGCTCGCCCCGCCTTAGAGAGATTATGACATTAAGCGAAATAAGAACTGAAATAAGAAACATTACTGGAGTGGATGAAACTTCTGTTGTTGCAGATTCTGTGTTAACAGATTTGATCAATAAAGGTCAGTCGGTATTAGCAGACGAAGCAAATTTATTTTTAGCCTATGGAGATGTGGATACCACAGCAAACACTTCAGGCTATCGTATGTACACTGAGGGTGTCTTTACTACAACCAGTTGGGCATTAAGAGAAAACGGTGTTACAGTAGGATCTGGAAGTGCAGATTCTACTTTAAAGAATATGATTAGAATTTATCGCGTGAACTATGATAATAATCAAGTCACAAGAATAGGTGAAGATCAGATATATAATGTTGAAGATGAGATCTCTGATGTGAGTATGCCTTCTTCATATGGTTATTTTATTAGAGGAAGTATGTTGCATTTATTTCCTGCTCCTAGCGAAGTGAAGACACTAAGAGTTTTTTATTACGCTATGCCTACAGTATTGTCTGGAGATACAGATGTGCCATTGTTGGATTCTAGGTATCACGAATGTCTAATATATTATGGTGCTTGGAAAGTCATGGAACGGTTGCGAGACATTAATATGATTCCATATTTCAAAAATGAATGGAATGAATGGAAAGAAAAGATCATAATGGATCGTCAAAGAAGGGCAGGAGAGCCTACATTTAATATTGCATATAAGGATTTTTAATGCCAAGACTAAGGATAAGAAACTTCTCTGGTGGTCTGGTAACCAATCAATCTGAGTTTGATCTTGCTGAAAATCAATATACTGCATTTGAAAAGGTAGTAAATAAAAAACCAGGTCGTTTGGAAAGACCAAATGGTGAGCAAACAGTTAGTGCAAATGCTACCATATCAGATGTTCAGACTGAACTACTATTATATCGCACTGAAAAAACTGCTCAGGATACAGATGTGTCTACTAAATGGTGGGTTTTTGGCAATGGAACTGTTTTAAAAAGGCAAGATAATTCTACAGGTACTGGTGGTAGTTGGGTTGATCTTACTACAGGCTGGACAAATTCTCCTATTTATGATTTTCTGGTACATAATCAGGTATTGCGTGTATCTGATGGTAGTTTTACAAACAATACAAAATGGTATGGTCATATTAAGAGAGGGTATTTAGGCAACACAGACTCATCTAATTACACTACTGGGTATGCGTTTTGTCCTCCACCAATGAACGCACTTGTAAATGATTGGAAATTAAAAAATGCAAAATTGCAACCTCCTACTGTGGTCAGAATGGGGTATGCTTTTGATCAGAGTAATGAGGTTAATTCTGCAAGAGAGGTTGGTTTATATATTCATTACCCAGATGGAACTAGCGAAGTAGATGAAAAATTATTAGACGATGTGAGTAATGATACATTTAAGACACACGACAAATATACAGTCACATTTGTTTACGATTATGTTCAAGAATCTGAACTGGCAAGAGATGATAAAGGGAACATCGGAATAGAATCTTATGATTCCGTTCCTAACAATGGTGCAACTTGCCCTGGAATACAGGTAGTTCTATATACTGGATCTTCTTTAGCAAACCTTAATGAAAGAATTACCAATATTAATATATATTGGCAACCAGAGGGAGATGTTGACTGGTATCTAGTAGAAACATTAGACATTGATAGTGGTTTTAAAGAAAGTCCATTAGCGGAATCAGCAAATTCTATAGTTAACAGTGACAATAATAATAATGGGTTATGGATTCCCTGCATGGGCGTTTATACTTCTCAAAACCATTACGCTAACGTAGCTTCTGAATCAGGGAATACATTAACACTTGGATTAGATACTCCTAATGGATTTGCTGCAAATGAATTAATGTTTGTTTCAAAAGGTCAGACTGCCTATCTCACATCAGATGTGTTTCCAATTATCGGCAAAACTTGCACTAGGATTGGAAACATCAAATCTATTTCCATTGCCACCGATAGAGAAGTCTCTACAGGTCATAGTAGTAACAATATCACAATGGTCAATCACATTAATGAAACAAATGCGTTTACGATCAGTGGAGCGAGGGCATATGCAGTTGCTGCATCTTCAGTAAAAGTAGCAACTTGGTATCTTCCTTACGATGGATTAAAACTAGCCACATACAACTCATTGACTGGTAGAGCAGCAAAAACAAATCTTAAAGAATTAAAGTGGAACACATCTACAGTAGTAAATAATAGAGGATATTATGCTGATGTAGATACGGTAGATGAAAACGATCAAACATTAAGAGAAAAGAATAGAGTGTATTTTACAGATCCATTTCAGTTGGATGTCATTCTGCCTAGTCGATATTTTGATGTAGGCACAAATGACGGAGATGAGATCATAAAGATATGTGGGTATCGTGGTAAGATCTTTGTGTTTAAAACGAGAAATACCTATGTCTATAATTTAAGACATCAGGTAGAAAGAGTGTTTGTAGGAGTAGGCACTGTTCACAAGCATGCTGTTTTTGAAACACCATTAGGTCTAGTGTGTGCAAATAAACAGGGCATTTTTGCAATCACCTCTAATAATACAAGAGAATTGTCATTTAATATTCGAGATACATACCAATCACTTACATTAGATAAGCCTGCAATCGGTTATGATGGTATAGAAAATGAACTATTCTTTCTACCAGATAATGATGGTGTTAATGTGTATGTGATGAATATGGACAATGGAAGTTGGATAAAAAGAGAGTTAGGAACATCAACGGTAGCAGCAGCAGTGAATAGAAGTAACTTTGTTATCAATGATAACTTTAGACCTCAAATAACTCAAGCATATACTGGTGAATCTTCTCTTCTTCAGCAGGTTAGAGAGATCAACACTGGCTCTGCTGTGACTTCAACAGCAAGCGTACGAACAAAAAGATTTGATTTTGAAATGCCAGATATGCAAAAAAGATTTTCAAAAATTACCATGATCTATAAAGCATCATCTGCTGTGACCGTAAAAGTGTATTTAGATAGTGCGTTTGATAGCAGTGGATCACCTGATGTAACATTAACATTTGCAACTAAAAGTAATCTTGAGTCCGTTAGTAAGACATTTTCAAGTGTAGGTAAGAGTGCAACACTACTTATTGAATGTGCAGCAAACAATATGGAGATTGATTCTATTGACATGGACTATCAGCTAGTAGGTAGTAATCCATAATGTCTAAAGTGAATGAAAATCAGTTGTTTACGGAACTTGATAAAAAACAAGATGTTATGCTTAATGAGAAGCAAGGTTTCTTTATTAACAGCGAAGGTGAAGATGGAGATATGGGAGTGTGCATGGTTAATGGAAAAGCATACATCTCTACAAAGATTAAAGGTAATTGGCATTTTTCAGAATTAAAACAGGCAAAAGATTTATAGGAGAGGCATTATGATAACAGTAGAAAAAAGAGGAAACACGTGGGCAGTCGTTAATAATCAGACTGGTGATATATTAAAGAGATTCCCATTTCAACCACCGACTGAATCAGCAGTAAAGAGATTAGCAGACGAATTTGCTAGTAAATACGAAACAATACCTGAAGGAATTGTTCCAACTAGTCTTGGAAACTTTAAGGACACCAATACTGGTCAGTCATACGCTACTTTAGAGGAAGCAATGTCTGCAAAAACTGAGTCAGATCGTATGGCTGGCTTAGAAGAGGATGTCTCCAAATTTGAAGATAGAATCACTGAATCAGGTAGGTTAAGAGAAGAATTAGCTGCGAATAGAGGAGCAAGAACTCAAGGTCAGCTTTTAAATCAGTTAACAAGAGCAATTTTAGGTTCTGGCGGTGAAATGAGTCAAGTAGCAGCATTAACACCACAGATTCAAGAAGCAAATCAAAGATCCTTACAGGATTATATCACTGGAAGTCAAGCAACTACACAGCAGCAGTTAGCACAGTTTATTCCTACAGAGATCGGAGCAGAATACAATCAGGCTCGATTGCAAGATGCAATGAGTCAGTTTATGATGAATGAGGAGACACAACGCGCTCAAATTCAAGCACAGTTAGACTCTCAACCAGAATGGTGGGAGACAATATTGGGTTCAGCAGGTTCGGCTGCTGGAGCTGCTATTGGAACGAAGTTATTTAGTTAAGGAGTAAATGAAAATGGCGTTCAAATTTAAAGTAAAGAAAAGACCAAATATGGGACAAGCTGTTGCTAGTGCATTTGCAGCAGGAGTTTCACAAGGAGCATCTACTGCGTTGCAGGATGCGATGAAACAGGCTGAAGAGGATAAAAAGAAGCAAAAATTGCTAAATAAAGAACTAAAGTCCAAGACAGATGAAATAGGTCAATTAGCTAATTTGGTTGATGATACTGAAATGGCATCAAATTTAAGGCAGTTACAGGTTAGGGGGTTGAAGTATCCAAGCGTAGAAGCATTGGATGATGCAGTTATTAATACTGGAGTGTTTAATGATGTTACACTAAGAAATATTGGAAAAGATAACTTTGGTGCAATGATACCAGATGAAAGGTATCCAGTTAAAAAGTTTGAAATTGGAGAAACAAGAGAGAGAAAAGTAGATGATAAAATCATTACAGAATCTTACTCGATTGATGAATCTACTAGGAAGCCTAGTTGGAAGGAAGTTTCTACAGCTCCAAGAGTAGTTACGCAAGAAAAGAAGTATGAAGCATATAATAAAACAACAGGCGAAGTAATACGAGCTACAGAATCTGAGGTTGAAAATGATCCGAATATCGCTTTTGGTACTCCAAAAAGACCTGCAACAAAGAAAGTTTTAAATAAAACTACCAATGAGGATGAATTTGCTACCGAAGAACAAATCGCAAACGCAAAGGGAAATCTTGTTCCTACAAAAAATCAACCTGCATTTTTAACATTATTCGATGAGTCTCCTGATATTATTTCACCGCAAGTACCATCTCCAAAAGAAGTTATGCTACAAGATATAACCAGTGGAAAAGTTACTGTTCAAGTTGGTGAGGTTATCAATGATCCT